GCGGTTCTTTTTTGCGTTTAAGGAGGTGGTCCGTATATATCTCGCAGGGCGCGGCGTCATGCGTCCGACTTTGAAAGGAGGTGAAAGGAAAAATGCCTGATATTAAGAAAGCAATCGAAATCAGCGACGCGAAAATTCAATTTATCTCGCTCGTAGACAAAGCCGCCAATAAGCGGCAATTTTTAGTTACAAAAGCAAAAGATGGGGGCGCTCAATTCTCTACACTCGGCAAAATCCTCAAGGTAGACGCCGAGGCGCACTATATTACCGGTGTCGTTTACGAGCCGCTTGTCGAGGACTCTCACGGTAATTTTATGACTGAGGACGAAATCAAAAAGGCGGCGCACTGGTTCGCGAAAAATGGTGATAAGGTGGACTTGCAGCATAGTTTTGAAGCCGTTGATGGCATAGTGGTAGTTGAAAACTATATTGCGCCATGCGATATGCAAATCGGCGACGAACTCGTCGCAAAGGGCACCTGGCTTATTACCGCAGAAGTAACTAACACCGACGTATGGTCGGCGGTCCAAAAAGGTGAGATTACCGGCTTTTCAATGGGAGGACTCGGAAAATACAGCGAGGAGGACGTTCCTTTGGACGAAATTGAAAAAACCACCACGGATAAAAAGGGATTATTTAAAAAGTTAGCCGGCTTATTCGGCCTTGACGTGGTAGAAAAAGGTGCAATGGCGGACGCGTACCGGGAAAGCATGAAAGGCTCAAGCTTCTGGAATGCTTTTTATACTCTTGAAGATATGCTTTATCGGTATAACTGGGTTACAGACCAGTATGAGTTCCAGAGCGACGAAACGTCAATCCGGGAGGCCCTGGCGGACTTCTCTGCTATCATTACCGAAATACTGACCAGCCAGAATATTGCAAAGGCGCTTACGGTAGCCGCTCCTGTCAATAAGGCGGGCAAGAAAATCTCAAGCGCCAATATGGAAAAGCTTGACGCAGCTTATAATGCGTTAACCGAGCTCCGCGACAAGCTTGCGGACGAGGAAGAAACCGAAAATATCGAAAAGGAGGAACTTGACTTGAAAAAGGAAGAAGTACAGGCAATTGTTGAGGAAAGCGTTGCAAAAGCGCTTACCCCGTTCGTAAAAGCTCTTGAAGCTGGTGCCGAACCCACTGGCGCAAATTCGGCACAATCTGGCACACAGCAGGAGCCCACAGCCGAAGCGGTTACGAAGGAAGAAGTTGCGGCTATGGTTGAGGAAGGTATCGCGAAAGCACTTACCCCGCTACTTAAAGCTCGTGGTATCGCTAATAACCTAAACGGCGAGCAGCAAAGCATTGAGAAGTCCGGCGAGCAACACTTTTTAACCGGTATTCTCTAATTTGAAAAACTATAAAATAAGGAGGATTTATAATTATGCCTACTAACGCTACTCTTATCAGGAAAGCGGGCACACTCGTAACAGGGGACGTAACTTCCGGACTGCTTAACCCGGAACAATCCGCTAAATTCCTGAAAATGACCTTTGAGGCAACACCTCTCGGCGCACTGGTCCGTACAGAGAACCGCCGCGCTAAATCCGGCGAAATTGATAAAATCGGTATCGCGTCTCGCATTCTGCGGAAGAAAACTGAAAACACTGACGACGGTTACCGTGCAAAGCCTAACTTCGGTGCGGTTGAGTACGCTACTACTGCCGTTCGCCTGCCTTGGGAAATTACCGAGGAAACGCTCCGCGAGAATATCGAGGGCCAGGGTCTTGAGGCAACCATAACGGACCTTATGACTCAGCAAATCGGTATAGACCGTGAGGACCTTTGCATTAACGGCGATACAGCGACGCCTGCCAGTGACGACGATTACGATTTTCTGAATGTCAATGACGGCTGGGTAAAGCAGATGTTGAATGGTGGCCACGTCGAGGACCGCACCGCTAAGAGCGGCGGCGCCATGAGCATTGACCTGTTTTACGACGCGCTGCGGCAAATGCCTAACAAGTACAACAATGGTAAACTTCGCTGGCTCATGTCACCGCACAGGCAGCAGGAATGGGAGCGCTATATTCTTGACAAGGCCATTACTGTAGGCGGCATTATCAGCGACAAGCGCGTTGAGAATCCCGTCTCCATTCCGGCCATTCCTGTTCCGGCGTTGCCTGACGACAAAATTATTCTTGCCAATCCGCAGAATCTTATTGTCGTAAGCACTTACGACGTTAAAATTCGTAAAACTGTCGAGGGTAAGGAAGCCATTATGCAGGATAAGCGCTTTTATGTCGTTCATTTCGACTTTGACCCCATCATTGAGGAGCTTGACGCTACTGTTATTGTCAAGGGCCTTAAAGCACTTTAATAGGAGGGCTGAAAATGTATCATTTGAGACTAAATAAAGGACTCTCCTATTCCGGTGTTGTTTCCGCGAGCAAAAGAGAGCCCGACGTTTTCGTTGAGGACGCGTCCACGGTTGACCAGGCGCTCGATACGGGCTACTTTGTGCTTATAGAGGGAAATACTAAGGCCCCTGAGCCTAAAGCTCCCACAGGGACGATTACGGCGCTCGATACAATGTCCGGAACGGCACTCAAGGAATACGCAAAGCAAAACGGTATCGACATTAAGGGGCTTACCCGTGTGGACGATATTCGGACCCGTATTCTGGAGGCTGAGGCTGCTAAAAACAGCGACGGAAATACTGAAACCGGCGACAACGTGCCGGACGGCTCCGAGAATGACGATGACACTGCTAATCAATTTATAAGCGGCGATGGCGAAAACGAAGGCGGCGGCGCTTCCAAGTAAAGGAGGCGATTCTTTATGGCTGTACGTCCTTGGGTTACACCTGCAGAGGTTAAAGACTATACGGACAAACAGAAAGTCAAAGACCGGGCCGACACTAAGATGGCAATTGATATTACGCGAGCGGAACAATATGTTATTAACTATACGCACAACCGTTTTGACGACGCCGAAAAATATCCCGATATGCCGGTTGAAGTCAAGACGGCTGTAATTCTTATCGCAGAGGTTTACGGCAATACTTCGGCCGAGGGAAAAAGCGAATATAAAAGCGAGTCGTTCGACGACTATTCCTATACCGTCGCCGATACGGCTACAAAGCTTGAAAATCTTGACCTCGGGCCGCTGCTTGACGAATTCATTACCGAGGCTCCGCGAAACGCCATAACATTGAAAATGCGCAAGCTGTAAAGGAGGGCGGGCATATGTCGTTTGAGACGCTTTTAGACCATAAATGCGACATTTATCACATGCAAAAGACAAGCAAGTCGCCCGGTTATAACTTGCCCCCCTCTCCGTCGTTTTCATACCCGGAAACGCCGGATATTTCCGCGGTGCCGTGTCATTTCAGCACGAAAAGCGGCGTTACTGTTATTCAAGCTGAGCCGCAAGCAAAATACGACGCGAAAATCAAGCTTGTCCTCCCATCCGGGATCGATATACGCCTTAACGATAAGATAGTGGACGGCAATACCGGCTATGAATATACCGCCGAAATTCCGCGCGGCGTGCGGGAACACCATATAGCCGTGCTCTTACACCGTTCAAGTAAACAGGAGGCGCTGTAATGGCTGAAAAGGTTATCAACTTCGATTTTAGCGAGTTTCAGACCTTTTTCGTGAGGCTCCGGCAAGCGGCGGGCGGTGACGTTAAGAAGGAGCTCGCTCTTTTTCTTGAAGGCATGGGCTTTGAATTTTTACGAATTGTGGAGGACGAAATAATCAGGCGCCAGGTTATGGATACGCGCTTGTTACTCAACAGCTTCCATAAAGGCGGCGATAACAATGTTTGGGAGTTTGACGAAAACGGCTTGATGCTTGAAGTCGGCAGTAACGTAAAGTATGCGGCGTACGTGAACGACGGGCACTGGACCAATAAAAAAGGCGAGGAGTCGCGGTTTATTCCCGGACGCTGGGAGGGCGACCGGTTTATCTACGAGCCGGGCGCGAAAACCGGTATGGTCCTTAAGCAAAAATGGGTGGAAGGAGCGCATTACTGGGAAAGTGCTATGCGTATTTTTGAGAACATGTTCCCGGATTTGCTTGATGCAAAAATGCAAGACTGGATTAACGAATATTTCAGTGATTTTATGTGAGGTGAGGCTATGCAGCTTGAACAGGAAATAGCGAGTACTATCAAATACACGCTTATACAGGCAGGGAATCCCTCGCCATACTATGACGAGACGCCTAAGGACTTTCTTGTTCCGGCCGCGTATTTCCCGCCGCCTGAAATCTCGTCCCGGGGCGATACCTTATTAACGTACGCGATAAGCTACGTTTGGTTTATTAAATTCTTTCATTCAGACACGCCGTCCGCTTATGCACTCGGCTTATCTGTTTTAACTGCGTTGCAAAGTGGTAGAAATGTCATCCCATTGATTAATGTCGATGGAAACTATACGGGGCGCGGGTTCAGGTTAAAAGACCCGTCATTAAAACGAATCGACGGAGCGTCTGGCGCGGCGCAGCTTACGTTGTCGTGGGATAGTCCGCGGCCGTACCACGACGAGCCGACACAAAAAATGATGGTCTATGACCTTAATATATACAGTCGGGCCGCTTTTGAGGCGGCTACTCGGCAGATAGGAGGCTTATAATGGCAAAAACAACAGCGGCGGCGCTTGAGCCGGAAGTTAAGACTGAAAAAGCCGAAACGACGGCCGCGCCTTCGAAATTTAAAATCGAGCGGCTGCGCAGGGATTGCTTACGTCTTTTCGGCGTAACGTTCAGCACCTTTGACGGTGCAACATTCGGGCTTACCGATATGTATACTGTTGAGGAAATGCACGGCATTATTGACAATTGGCAGAATAAGCAGGTAATACCTGCAAATAAAAAGGAGGGTAATTAACTATGGCGGGAGGTAATTTTGACAAGCTCGCCGGTAAAACCCGTCCGGGTACTTATATCAATTTTGAGAGCACCCGGCAGGATACAATCGGCATTAGTGAAAAAGGAATCGTTTTGCTTCCTCTTATCGGCCATAGCTACGGCCCCGGCAAGGAGTTTATTTCAATCACTTGCGGCGCGCCGGACGCGAATATGGCTAAACTCGGATATAGCATTTACGACAGCAACTCAAGCTCTTTACTCATCAGGGAAGCTCTGAAGAATGCTGTCGAGGTTATCGTGTATATTCCAAAAGAAGGAACAAAAGCAAAAGGCACGGCCGGAACGCTTATGGGTACGGCTAAATACGGCGGAGCCAGAGGTAATGACTTCCGTTTTTCCGTAGTGGAGAATCCTATTAACGGCTTCGACGTGTCTGTCTACCTTGACGCGGATATTATGGCGGAGTATGAAGGTATAAGCACAGTTGAAGAATTGAATACGAACGCAAACGACTGGATTGACTTTTCCGGTACCGGCGCATTGACAGCTGCGCCCGGCATTAAACTGACCGGAGGCATAGACGGCACTGCGTCAAACGCTGATATTACCGCATTTTTAGATGCGGCAGAAGGACAGAAATGGAATACTCTCGCGTTTCCGCTTATGGCAACCGGCGAAACGGGCGACAACGTTCCTGCGCTTCTTGAAGCGGTTAAAACCAAAATTAAATATCTCCGCGAGCAGGTCGGTAAATATCGCAAAGCGGTTGTCGCAAAATTCTATTCCGATTATGAGGGCCTTATTAATGTGACAAACTCTGTTATCCTCGCAGACGGAACGCAACTTACTCCTGCACAGGCGACTGCTTGGGTAGCGGGTGTTGACGCCGGTGCGAAGAACACAAAGAGTAACACCTACGAAAAGTATAACGGTGCTGTTGATATCGTCGAGCAGAAGAATCATGCGGAGGCGGTTGCGGCAATTAATAAAGGCGAGTTTTTCTTCTCGTTCTCCGAGGCTGGCGACGTCGTGGTCGAGTATGACATTAACAGCCTCGTTACGTTTAATAAACCGAAGGATAAAACCTATCGCAAAAATCGCGTGCTTCGCGTATTCGATTCCTTCGGTGAAAGCGTAATGCTTAACTTCCCGCCTAACAAATACGACAACAGCCCGACCGGGTGGGATATTATGGAAGGTATCGGGAAGGCACTGCTTTCGCAGTTTGAAGAGGTCGGAGCTTTGAAAAACGTAGATTACGACAACGATTTTCTTGTTGACCGCAGCGCAAGCTCTGGTGACGAAACGTATTTCAATATCGGCCTTGAGCCCGTGGATAGCGCTGAAAAACTGTTCTTCACAATTAAAACGAGGTAAAGGAGGTAAACGACTATGCTACAGGAATACAACAAAAGCCCTATCAGCTTGCGCGAAGGAAAAGTTTTTATCGACGGTGTGGAAGTCATGGACGGCGTTAAATGCGAAATCACCTTTACGCCTGAGGTATGGTCCGGACGTCAGCTTGGCGAGCAGACCAAATCCAACCGCTGGATTGGTTACGCCATTGCCGGAAACATTACGCGCAGACGTTCGACGCCCTGGATTAAGGACGTCATTAAGAAGTATAAATCTACGAAGAAAACGCCGGAAATGACGATTCAGGGTATCATGGACGACAAGAACAGCGACTACTATTCTGACTATGGAAGTGATACCATCACGGTAGTCGGCTGCGTACTGACCGGCGATTTGCCGCTCACCAGACTTGACAGTGGCGGAGAAATCGTAGACGACAATATCGCATTCAGCGGAAAGGATATTGTATAATTGACGGCCCCGCCGAGGAGCCGAATGTTTTTGAAAAGGAGTAATTACTTATGACTGCAAATAAAAAAGACCTCAGGGTTTTCATGCGCGAATCTGCGAAAACCGAGGAAATCGTCACGGCTCCCGGTCCCGATACCATTCTGGGCGAGGACGGCAAGCCGGTTACGCTTGAGATTAAGGTCCTGAGCAGCGCCACCATTCAGAAAATAAATGACAACTACAAGAAGCGCGCCATTGCGGTTGACAAAAAGGGAAATCCTATTGTCGCTAATGGCGAGGTCGTTTTCAGGAGCGAGAAAGATAACATCAAGGCTTCTATGCACATTCTCGTCGAGGCCCTTGTATACCCCGACCTGAAAGACCCCGACCTTATGGCTTTTTACGAGTGCCGCGATATTACGGAAATGCCCTTTAAGGTTTTCCCGCGCTCGGACGAATTTGCACATGTTAACCGCGTCGTGATGGCTGCGCTTGGCCTCGGGAACGAAGTCACGCGGGAGGATAAAGAGGAAACTCTCGACGACATAAAAAATTAATCGCCGAGCAGGGCTCGGACGCATATTGGGCACATGTTCTATGGCAGAAACATGATTTACCTATGGAAGTATTTCTTGACTGGCCGTGGCGAAAACGACTTGCTTATATCGCGTCCGAAGTCTATGAGTGCGAGCACCCTGTTCGGCGTGACAGTTTATATCTGAAAGTGAAAAGAGGTGGCTGACGATGGCTGTAATGTCTGCGGTATTTAAGGGCGTTGACGAAATAAGCAGTATTTTTGACCGGATGGCGAGCAGCGGCTCCCATGCGGTTGAACAATGGGAAGGCGCAGGCTCCGTCGCCAATACAGCCTTTAGCCAGGCGGCATGTAGCGCTGATAATACGACTAAAGCCATGCAGGAAGCTGCCTCTTCTACCGACCATTGGACTTCCGCACTCGGCACTTATGACAAGGGCGCAATGGAAGCGGTTTATACCACGAAAGAGCTTGTCGATATAGGCTATAAAACGCAGGCGGCGCTTGATGAAGAAGCGAAAACGGCCACGGCGTGCGCACAGGCAGCTGACCAGCTAACAAAGGCAACGGACGCAGCTACCTCGGTACAAGAGGAAATGACAAAGGTTAGCGAGGAAGCCTCCCGCGTTATGGAAAAAGTCGCGGATAGCGATAAGGTATCGGCAGAAACGAAAGAAGAATTATCCCGCACGTCCGATAACCTCGCACAAGCCTCTGCTGAATTGACCCGTGCGCAGGAAGAAGCAGCCCGAGCCGCAGAGGAGTTGGCAAAGGCTACCGGTACGGCGGGCACGAGTCAAGAGGACTTAGAATCTGCGGCGGAGCGCGCCGCTCACGCGGCCGACGACTTAGCTGCGGCGAATCAAAATGCGACGTGCGCTACTGATGAAATGGCTGCGGCCACGACCAAAGCCACCAACGAACACGAAAAATTAGGAACTTTTGGCCCGGACGCTATTAAGGCAATCGAGGACGTTCTTGTCGCAGCTGGTATTGCGAAACTTGTAAGCGAAATTACCGAAACGGTTATCGCGCTTGTAAACGAGTTTTCAAATGCCGAGGCCGTTATCGTAAAAGCGACCGGTGCGACCGGCGCGCAGCTTAATAGCCTCTCGGCTTCTATGATGAACGTCTACGCCGTTTCAAAAACCGGCGACCTTTCTACCGTTGCCGGAGCCATCGGCGAAATAAATACGCGCCTCGGTTTGCAAGGCGATGAACTCGACCAAGTTACGAAGCTATTCATGGACTACTCGCAGATAACTGGTTCGGACGTCGTTGGTTCGGTCCAGAGCGTTACAAAGATTATGAAAAACTGGGGCGTCGAGGTTGATAATACCGAGGGCTTACTCGACCGCTTGGCAATCGCCGGGCAGGCGTCCGGCATGTCGGTTGATTCGTTAAGCGATATGGTCGTCCAAAACAAGGCGACCTTACAGCAATTAGGTTATGGGCTTGACGAAAGTATCGCGTTGCTTGCTATGTTTGAGTATGAAGGCTTGAACTCCTCCTCTATCATGATGGGCTTCCGTTCGGCCGTTACCGGATTTTCCGCAGACGGCCGTGACGCTTCTACGGCCATGCAGGAAGTCATTGAAGAAATAAAAAATATATCTGACGAAAGCGAAGCTACGTCTCTTGCGATTAGCACGTTCGGAAGCCGTGCAGGCGCCGAACTTGCCTATGCAATTAGGAACGGCAAATTTGAGATTCAAGACTGGATTGACACGATAGACGGCGCAGATGGCACACTCGCGACGACGGCGAACGCGGCGACTACCCTTGAGGAAAAATGGACGCAGGCGTCTAATAAAATGAATACTGCTTTTTCAAATACGGTAAGCCCGGCGGTAAATGCCATATCGTCGGCATTTGCGGGACTCGTAGGCGGAATCGGCGACTTTCTAACTCAGCACCCCGTCGTTACGGCAGCGCTTACGGGTATCGCGGCGGGAATACTTGCGGTCGCCGCCGGTATCGCTATATATAAAACGGCTACGACTATCGCGACGGTGGTAACGGCGCTTTTCGGCACGACATTATCAGTTGCCTTGTGGCCTATTACGCTTATCGTCGCCGGTATCGCAGCACTTACCGCAGGTTTGATTTTGCTCTTTAACTGGCTTGGAAATGCAAATCAAGAGTTTGACAGCCTCACGACGACATCCAAACAGCACTATACCGCCGTGCAGGACCTTAACAGTGAATACGAGCGGTCCGTTGAGTTATACGGCGAAAACTCCGAAGAAGCGCAAAGGTTGGCAGCCGAGCTTGAAACGGCGCGCGCCGTTTACGAAGCTAACAAAATGACGATTGAGGAGTTTGTCGCCGCAAACGATAAGTTGCTCGAAAGCCACCAGAAAATTGTTGACTGTTATAGCGACGGTATGGAAAATATTGCCAGCGAGGAAAAGAGCTCTACCGCACTTATCGCGAAGCTTTCGGAGCTCTCGTCTAAAACGGAGCTCACTGCGGCCGAACAGCAGCAAATGTCGGCGATAGTCGATAAACTCAATACGCAAATGCCGGAGCTCGCTCTTGCGTATGACAAAGAAACTGGTGCGCTCAATCGCTCGGTTGATGCGGTTAAAGCTTTGGCGAAAGCGCAGGCAGACCAGCAGCGCATAGAGACGCAGCACCAGACGTACGTTAGCGTGCTGGCCGAGGAGGCTGACCTTAGAGACCAACTTGCCAAAGCTGCTGAGGAACAGGCAGCGGCACAGGAACGGGCGGACCTGGTTGGCGGCATGGGTTGGTTCGGTAAGTCAAAGCAGGCGAAAAATGACCTTGCGGACTTCAAGGCTGAACAGGAACGCTTACAGGCTGCGCTTAATGAAAATCTTGCGTTACAGGCAGAGACCGAAAAGGCGTTTGAAGAATATGCTCACGTTGCAGAAGAAGCTGCAAAAGCCACGGTTAGTTATGAAAACGCCGTAAACAGCTCCATTCAAAGCGTTGCTGAGGATATGAATAAGCTTATTGAGAGTTATGATAATGCTTATGAATCGGCGCGTAGCAGTATTGACAGCACAATCGGCTTATTTGACAAAATGGCGACCAAGTGCGACTTATCTATAAAGGATATGCTCGGAGCTATGCAAAGTCAAGTCGCTTATCTTGAAACGTATACCGAAAACCTTCGGAAAGCTGCCGAGTACGGACTTGACGAAGGACTGATTGCGTCCTTGAGCGACGGCAGTGAGGAAAGTGCCGGCTACATTAACAAGATTATCCGCGAAATGGAAAAACTCGGCGGTACGACCGAAGAAGCCCAGGCTTTCGCCGAAAAATTCAATACTGCATTTAAGGACGTCGAAACCGCAAAAGACGAATTTGCCGGTACTGTTGCCGAAATGGAAACCGACTTCAGCTCTAAGATGGACGAAATTGAGGCACGGATGACCGAGGCTATCGATAATATGGTTATGACAGACGACGCGGCCGAGGCCGCGAAAGAAACCATAGACGCATATGTCCAGGCAATTAAGGACGGCACGACCAAGGCGCGGTCCGCCGCTGAAGGCGTCGCGCAGGCTGCGGCTGCAGCATTATCGCCTAAAAACATCTCGCTTGTCGGCGTTCCGGGATTTGCGGCAGGCACTATTGACGCCCCGGATATGTTTATAGCGGGTGAAAATGGACCGGAGCTTATCGTCGGCGCAGGCGGCAGCACCATTTTTCCGGCGGAGGAAACGAATAAAATCCTCGCGGCGGCCGGCGACGTACCCGTCGACACAGCCGTCCCGGATGGCTTTACGCTCAATGGCGGTGGGAACGACATACTTAATACTGCCAATGAAAAGAAAATCACGCTTGACATTAACGGCAGCGGTGAAATTGACGTAACCGGCGTTGACGAGGAAACCGTTTGGGATATTGTCGCACCTAAGTTAAAAACCGCATTTATGGGTATCGTCAAGCAGGAAATATTTGAGGAGGGAGACCGCGCTTATGGCTTCTAAATACCAAATGTGGCTAACGCATAACGGGGAAAGCGAAAAACTACGCTTCCCAATCCTCCCGGAGTCCATAACCGTAAAAAACGGGAGCCTGAACAAAAGCGTTAGTATCGCAGGGCTGGGTGAGATTGTTATTAAGCAGGACCGCCCGGCCCTTGGCATTGAGTTTAGCTGCTTCTTTCCGGCGACGCCTTTCCCGGGCGTTCAGTTTACCGACCTTACGCCGCCAAAAACGATTAAGGACAAAATAATGAGCTGGAAAGACAGCGACAAGCCCTCACACTTCCTTCTCACGGGAACCAGCCTCAATATGTATTGCACGATTGAGAACTTCCCTTGTACGGAGCAGGGCGGCGACATAGGGACTATTTATTACTCGCTCGTACTAAAAGAATACCGTGAAGTTTCGGCCCGGCAGGTTAAGGTTGAAGCATCAATTAAAAAGGCCACCCTGCCGGCCGAAACTCCCACCCGCACCGATAACCGAGTCGAGCAAAAAACGTATACAGTAGTCAAAGGCGATTGCCTTTGGAATATTGCGGCAAAACAACTCGGCTCGGGCAGCCGGTATACTGAAATCGCGAGCCTGAACTCGGACATAATCAAGAATCCAAACTTGATATATCCCGGCCAGGTTCTAAAGTTACCGACATGAGCAATATAAAACTTCTTGTCGTAAAAGACGGCAAAACGTACGATATGAGCGAGTTGGTTTCAAGCGTGAAATGGACGGGACGCAAAGGCTCGTCTGCACGCTCTCTTTCCGTGACCTTTATTGACGACGACGGTTATGGGCATGACCGGACGGGAATCGACGTCGAACAAGGTCACCAATGTATATTTTACTGGAAAAACAAAGAGCTTTTCAGGGGAATGTTTATGCGGCAGGAGCAATCCCGCAAAAAGACTATGACCGTCGTTGCCTACGATAACGGGATTTATCTTGCTAAAAATAAAGACACTTTCAATTATACGGATAAGACGGCCTCGTTTATATTCAATGACTGCTGTGCACGCTTTGGCATACCCTGCGGAGCCGTGGCAGATACAGTTTATACGATACCTGAATTACCGAAACCAAAAACGACGCCGTGGGACGTTATTTGCGACGCTTTAAGCCTGACATATAAGGCTGCCGGTATTCGTTATTACCCGCTATGCGCCGGAGAAGAAATGCAGCTCCTGGAGCGTCGGCAAAATATATTACAATGGGTTATTGAAACCGGCGTTAACCTTGAGGACTATAAGCTTACGAAAAGCATTGAAAATGTAAAGACACGAATAAAACTGCTCTCGAAAGAGGGCACGGTACTCGCGGAGGAAATTGACGACGCCCTTGAAGCAAAGCTCGGCGTTTTTCAAGACGTTACACAAATAAATGACGAAATGACGACGGCACAGCTTAAAGAGCTCGTTAAAACCACGCTTGAGGAAAATAACACACCGGCGCACTCTCTTACCGTGTCGGCTCTCGGACTTCCTGAAGTTTACACGGGTATAGGTGTCTTTATTAGCATTAAGGAGCTCGGTATTGCTAAAACCTATTACGTGGAGGAGGATACACATACTTTTGACGGCAACTATCACAGCATGAATCTTAGCCTTGTCCTTGCGTCTGATGTTGATAAAGCTAAACCCACAGAAAAGACAGAAGAATCGGCGCCCGAAATTAAGGTCGGTGATACGGTACAGTTCGCAGGCGGTTATCATTACGTTAGCTCGACGGCCTCGTCGCCCTCGGGCGGCGTGCGCACGGCCGGTACCGCAAAATGTACGATTCTCGCCAAAGGCGCGGCGCACCCCTACCATCTTATCGGTAATAGCTCGAATGTATATGGCTGGGTAGACGCTGACAAAGTTAGCAAAGCATAAAACGAGCCAAAACAAGCCCCGGACCTCCCATATCGTATTTTAACGGTCCGGCCTATTATAATTACTCTAAACAGTCAAAACGCGATATGGGAGGTCTGGCAAGCGAAAGGAGCGGATTATGGAAATTCAAGAGCCTACAAGCATAAAGGAGCTTTTACAAGGGCTGGTGCCCGAGGCTATGGCGGTTATTCAGGGAAAAGTTATAGCGGAAAATCCGCTTGAAATTCAAGTGATTAATGATGAAAAGCTTATTCTTAAAAAGAATAATATTTGCTTGCCGCGGCACTTATCGACCTATAAAACGACTATTGATATTGCGCTCGGTTCGGGCGGGATTGATAGCGTTACGAAAAGCGGGCAAGGTAATCACCCGCACGGCTCAAGCGGTGAGCACGACGGGCATACGGACGGCGACGGTTCGCACGGCCACCCGAACAGTGAAGGCGCACACGTCCATAATGTAGCTACTTTTAATATAACGGGCGCGACTATGACGGTATATAACGGACTTAAAAAGGATGATATTGTCTATATTTTAAGCTTTAATCACGGAAAGAAGTATTACATTTTAGACAGGGAGGCGTAAGTTATGAGTGTATTTATACCCATTCCAATCGGAGAAATTGAAACGGAACGGGAACAGCCCTCGCTGACGTACGGCCTCGACTTAAAAAGGGGGCGCATAATCGGCAAAATTGACGGTCTTGAGGCGGTTAAGCAATTTATTCATAAGGCCTTGATTACTCCGCGCTTCCGCTGCCTTATTTATAATAACCAATACGGAAGCGAAATAAAGCAGACGATAATCGCAGACGATGCCACGCGGGAATACATTGAAGCTGATATGCCGCGAATTGTTAAAGACGCGATTTTAACGGACGGCCGTGTTCTCGACGCATACGACTTCTCTTTTTCATTCGACACGGAGGAGGCATATATCCGCTTTACAGCAAAAACTATTTTTGGTGAGACCGTTATCGAGGAGGTGCTTTAATTGTTTGAAGACAGAACGTATGTAAACCTAATGGCCGAGGTACTTGAGAAAGGTTCGGCGCTCGGCGTAGATATTCGTCAAGGGAGTATTTTTTATGATTCAGTAGCGGGCGTATGCCAAAAAATTGCCTCGTTCTATGCTGACCTGGCTACCGCTTTCGATCTCGTGATACTTCCAACGGCAGTTGGCGAGTATCTGGACCAAAAAGGATATGAGTATGGCATAACAAGGAACGTTGCAACATCGGCTCGGTATGAGTTTAGGTATGAAGGAACAAAACCGACAGCAGGGGGACGCTTCTTTGCGGATTCCCTTTATTTTGTACTCGTTGATATTGGCGGCGTATTATTTCTTGACGCAGAGAAAACCGGTACTGGAGGTAATTACATAGCCTCAGGTACGGCGGCAGTTCCTGTAAACACAATTAATGGCCTTACGGCTTCGTCTTTCGGAGAACTTATAGACCCGGGAATAAATACGGAGGATGATGAAAGTTACCGGTCGAGAATCCAAGAAAAGCTTGGGGGTTCGGCAGAAAATGGCAATCAACAGCATTACAAGACATGGTGCGAGGAAGTATCAGGCGTCGGAAGAGCCCGGATTATTCCGCTTTTCGCAGGTGAAAATACGGTAATGGGCGTCATTATCGGCAGCAATGGAGAGCCCGCCGTCGAAGCGGTCGTGGAACGCGTTCAGGAATATATTGACCCTGCAACAAAAGGTCTGACGGTTGAATACAAGGGTAATACGGTGACCATCGGAGACGGACTGGGAAACGGAGCGGCAAATATAGGAGCACATTTTGCCGCAGTGGCGGCAGAAAATTATCTTATTTCGGTTTCCTTTTCAGCGGTACTGGTATCAGGCGCCTCGCAGCAAGACTTAGCCGAGGAAGCTTCGGAGGCGATACAGGACTATTTCAAAGAACTTGCGCTTGACGCTTCCGAAGGCGAGAATGTGGTGGTCCGCATCTCTACCGTTGGATCACTGCTATATGCCTTGCCGTCAATTGTGGACTACTCAAGTCTTTTATTCAATGGCCTGCCTGTTAATATAGAACTGGAAAGCACACAGGTAGCCGTCCTTGAGGGGGTGGAAGTCATTTGAAATTATATGATAACGTTTTTGCCAGTGGCTATGAGGAGCTTAAGACCTTCTACCCGGTGTTTTATTTAGACGTGTTGGAAATGAATGCGTTATTGCAGGCATATGGCGGCCAGATTGACAAGATACAGAAGGGAGTTATAACCGCCGTAGATAATTGTCTTGTTTTTACGATGGATTCGGCAACCTTAAGAAAATTTGAAACCTTCCTCTCTATCACTTACGATGGAGAGCGGACGCTTTCAGAGCGGCGCAAGACCGTTAATGCATACCTTACAGAAAAGGGGCATATCGGGGAGCGCGAAATAAGGGAGCTTGTCAGCATGTTTACGTCTGGCGATATCGGCGTGGATTTTGTTGATGGGGCTATAATAGTTACGATTTCCCGGGAAATGTCGGGTTACTTTAATGTATCGGATTGTCTTGCACTTCTCAAAAAGAGGATACCGGCGCATCTTGGCGTTGTTTTAAACGATTCGGTAACACCTATCGGCTTCAAAGAGAAAGAAAATATCTACAGCCTTGTTGAACTTAATTTGATTCTGGGCTCTTTTAAGCCGGATTCATGGAGAATGAATTTTGAAGCTTTTAAAATTAAGCTGTCAGGCAAACGGCAAAAATATAACGTCGGCGGCATCCTTACGGCGGATAACATGTTCACGTTTGACGGTTCAGTGCTTTTTGACGGTTCAAGAAAATTTAATGCAAGCATAACGACGGAAACTTTGTAAAGGAGGATTTTATGGCTGACACAAGCGTAATTACAGTTATGCGGAGAAGAATTCTCTGCAAGGCGACAAGCGGGGCAATTTCGTCCATGCCGGCTATTACAAAAGTCGCCTTTGGCGATGGCGGAGTAGACGCAAACGGCGACCCCATTTCGCCATCCGAAACGCAGACGGCGCTCAACAATGAGATTGCTCGATATGACATCGACAGCGTGGAATATCCAGACGATACTACGGCCAGGTATACCGTTACTATTCAGGCGAACGACCTGATCGGTAAAAAGATTAACGAGGCCGCCCTTGTGGACGGCAATGGAAATCTGTGCGCAATCAAGAACATGTATTCAAAGCAAAAGGACGAGGGCGTAGCATTTACCTTTACGTTTGATGATGAGTTTTAAGGGAGGTTAGTATGGCGAATATTGAATTAAGTCCGAACCCGGAATTTAATACGGATATGGTAGCCTTTAAGACAGATACGCCGGTTCATGCAGATGAAATGAACGGGCGTTTTAGGCAGCTATTAGACAACGAGAAGGTTATCAGTCTACAGATGGCAGAAAATACAGGCTCGTGCAAAAAAGCGTATACGGTGATAATCGGGACCGCTCTAAGCGGACATACAGAAAAGGATTGTGACTATCTGTGTACCGGTGTTGATGACCAGGAAACAATATTGGAAGCCCTATCCGAAGTTAATGCTTATGGTGGCGGCGGAAAGGTCTTACTGTTAAACGGAACCTATCATCTGTCGGACTGCATTAGCCTGCCGATTGGCTGTAGCAATATTACAATCAAGGGAATGGGCAGCAGCACTCTTATTAAGAAAGAGTATAACTTGACGGTGACAGCAAATGAGGATTATGATGGCAGAAGCCTTTTCGGCGTCATGTACTGTGAGTCGGTAGAGAACGTTACTTTTCGTGACTTCTGTATAGATGGT